ACTGGTTTCTAGCTTATCGCAATCAATTTCGCAGGCTATGTCACAGTCTAGCGCAGCTATGAGTGCCGCAGCTAGTGATATATCTAAAATAAATCTAGATGCTACTGTGTCTAGAATATCTGGTGAAATTGGATCCGGACTGAACGGAGCTACTGCAAGCATCGGTAACGCTATAGATATGGGTCAAAAGTCTCTCCAAGGATTAACTTCTCAGGCAGGATCATTAGGATTAAACAGTGTCACCGGAGCTCTTGGTGGAATCGCAAATCAAGCCACTAGTTTAGTATCCTCAATCGGCGGAGCAGCCGGATCGATTAGTAATATTACCGCCGACGTTGCTGCATCAGTTAACAAATTAACTGGTGGAAATCTTGCAGGCGGACTGTTAAGCGTAGCAAGTTCAATTTCGTCAGCAGCCGGCATGGTTAATAATTTATTAAGTATGCGCCGCGGTGCAAACTTACCAGCAAACGGACAATTGTTTCAGTCAAGAGGAGCAGTGGTATCAATGACGCCCACTCCTAGTAACGATTGGCGTGTTAGATTAGATTGTAATTGGGAATTGTTTAATTCAGATTTATTTAATGCTACATTAAAACAATCTGGAGGCATGGTATGGCCATATCTTCCGGCAATTACAGTAAGTACGAAAGCTCAGTATACGCAACTAGATCCAGTACATAACAATTTTCCATTTCAGGCTTATAAGAATAGTCAAGTAGATGATATTCAAATTTCTGGAGAATTTAGTTGTGAAAATGAACAAGATGCATATTACTGGATTGCGGCAACTACTTTTTTAAGAACAGCTACTAAAATGTTTTATGGAACAGGACCAAACGTTGGAAACCCACCAATCGTCTGTCAACTAAACGGATACGGTAGTAATATTTTTAATACTGTTCCTGTAGTTGTTAAAGCAGCATCCTTTGATATGAAAGATGATGTGCAATATATTAAATGTCAAATGGGTTCAATGACTACTCCTTCTTGGGTACCGATTATGAGTACTATTAGTGTGACAGTAACACCGATATACAATAGAAGCAGACTACGTCAATTTAGCCTAGAAGATTTTGCCAGCGGTAAAACTGCAAGTACTGTAGGATTCTTATAATATGGCAGCTTACAAAAAAAGTTCTCCTTATTTTTTAACTAAACAAAATAATCTCTATTTGGAAACATTGACAATTAGATCAGTGCCTGCCGAAGCAGATGATTTTTTATACAAAATAGAAAATCAATATAATCACCGCCCGGATTTATTATCGTTTGATCTTTATGGAACACCCAAACTGTGGTGGGTGTTTATACAAAGAAATATGAATGTACTCAAAGATCCAATATTTGATTTTGTTCCTGGTGTGCAAATTTACATACCTAAAAAATCTAATCTAGCAAAATATCTAGGAATATAACGTGGCTGTAGAATATCTTACTGGTACCACACAAATATTTGAGGATGGTACCAAGCTCACGACTTATGCCGACGGAGTAACTTCCTCTAGAGATCTCGGCGGTATCATTACAATTAAAAAACCAGACGGTACCTTGATTGGTACAACTGATCTTAGCGCACCTTCGAATTTACCTACGGGTACTGCAAGTCGAGCAGCTGACGTGTTAGCTACCTATGGAGCAACAGATGCCGCAGCAACTAATGTTTCAAACGCTGCATCAACACCGTCCGGTGTTAGAAATCTTGGAACAGTTTTAGATAATCCGTTAGAAAAATTTGCCACGTACAATACATTGTTTACCCTAGCAGCATTGTCAAAAGACGAAGTTAACAATCCGTTCTTATATAGAAATACAGGATTTAGTGAGGGGCAAGTAGTAATAAGTTCTGCAGGTAGATTTGACGAGCTAAGAGCTAGAACATCATCAGGTACTCCTGAATATTTTATTAACAATTTTCAAATGACACAGGTAGTAACAGGCTCGCCTGATGCAGGTACTTCGACTAGTACAAATATGAGCTTTGATGTATACGAACCATATAGCATGGGATTATTTTTGCAAAGTCTTCAATATGCAGCGATCCAAGCTGGCGAAACAGATTACCTTAATGCTCCCTTTTGTTTAAAAATAGAATTTGTAGGATTTGATGATAAAGGTAATTCGTACATAGATGTTGTTCCTAGATATTATGCTATGCAATTAAAAAGATCTAATTTTACAGTTACAGAAGGCGGAAGTAATTATAAATTTGAAGCTGTTCCTTTAAATCATACAGCGTTTAGTGATATTGCAAATAACGTTTACAGTGATATTTCGTTAGTCGGCGACACTGTTAAAGAAGTATTAGTAGACGGTGAACGTAGTTTAGAAAATGCTCTTAACGACTATCAGATTAAACAAGCTGGAAGCAATCCTGGTTCGCTGCCTGACAAATATGAAATACATTTCCCACAAACTTCTTCAGATCCATTGCCAGGAGTCGAATATCAAGAAGAAGCAGGCGCAGTAGTTAGTCTCGGATCAGTCGGCACGGTAAAAGTTAAATCGTCAAAGAGCGTGTTGTCGCAAGAGTCATTTACGGCGAATCCGATCGGTGATGCATCGTTTGATTTTCAAATAGACTCGGCCGGTAACTATGTAGCACCTAAAGCTTCGCAAGCCTACGATTCTAAATCAGGTAAAGTTGATACAGCTAAAGTATCTGTTGATGCTAAAAAGAGAACGTTCCAATATTCTCAAAATACTTCTATAACACAAATTATTACAAGTGTTATTACAGAAAGTGAATTTGCAAAGAAAAATTTAAAACCAGAAAACTGGACCGATGGTATGATTACTTGGTTTAGAATTGATGTACAGGTTCAAATACTTGGACACGATACTGTACGTAATCAAAAAGCTAAAAAATTAATTATTAGAGTAATGCCATACATGGTGCATAGTTCAGTGTTCTCCCCACCAGGGGCAGCCTTAGTTGGTGAACAAGCATTAAAAGATAGAATTGTTAAACAGTACGATTATATCTATACGGGACAAAATAACGATTTATTAAAATTTGATATACAAATTAATAATGCTTTTTACACTGGAATTTCTCCAACAGCAGACGGTACCGGTGGTAGAACATCAAACAAAGATATTAACAGCGCAGGCAACGATGATATTGAACGCTCTAATATAGGAACTGGAGCCGCCGGTCCAGAAACAGAATTCTCTCCAACAGGTACGCCGTCAGTTAAGCCGGATACCGCAGCAGCTAAAAAACTTATGGGCGGATCTGGAAACATCACAACAGCAGTAGATATTGCCCAACAATTTCACAAAGCCTTTACTTCTAATGTAACTGATATGATCTCGATAAATTTTGATATCATGGGAGATTCATACTGGTTATCAGACAGCGGAATCGGTGGATACATTGCAGGAGCAGAACCTATGTCATTAAAAACTGATGACGATTCTGTTAACTTTGAAGGCGGTGATACCTACGTTTATCTGAGATTTAGAAGTCCGGTTGAACCTAAGGAAGGAAACGGAGATTACCTATTTGTTGATAAAGCAGACAGCCCGTTTAGCGGAATTTATAAAGTAATTAAAGTAGATCATATTGTAAATGATGGTGCTTTTAAACAAAGTCTTAAAGCAATTAGATTACCATTGCAAGCTAGCGACTTCCAAGGAACCCCACCAGTTGCTAAACCAGCAGCATTGAAAGGAATTACTGGAACGTTGAAAGACCCAACATCACCAATTGATGATACTGGCGAATACCCTGAAGGATTCACAGCACCAGACGACCTTAACGATTTTTACGGATAATATATGGCAATAGAAGGAAGACGATCGGAACAAGTAAACCAAGCCAAAGCAGGTATTGGTAACGGACCTTATCTAGCTAAGGTAGTAAGTCACCTTGACCCGTCGTTCATGTCAAGCCTTGAAGTAACACTACTACGTGACCAAGGTAATACTGTCGGCGACGAGGGACAGACTTATGTAGTCAAATATATGACTCCGTTCTTTGGAAGCACCTCATACGAGTTTATGGGTACTAACAAAGGTAATGCAGATGCTTATAACGATACACAAAAAAGTTATGGCATGTGGTTCACTCCACCGGATGTAGGTGTAACAGTAATGGTCTTATTTGTTGACGGGAATCCATCTGAAGGATATTGGATTGGATGTATCCCATCTAAATTTGCTAATAGTATGATTCCAGCGATCGGCGGTTCTGATCAAGTTGACATTAGCCCAGCAGACAAAGCCAAGTATGCAACCAGTCAACAATTACCTGTTGCTGAAGTTAATAGAAAAGCTAATGATCTTACCAAAGGAGCAAGTATTGACAAAGTTAAACGTCCAGTACATCCTATTGCAGATAGATTTCTAGAGCAAGGAACGCTCGAAGACGATGTTCGCGGAGTAACAAATTCCTCAGTTAGGAGAGACATCCCTAACATGGTATTCGGTATTAGTACTCCAGGTCCACTAGACAAACGTGACGGCGCAAAGAAATCATATGTAGGAAGAAAAGATTCTCATAGCCCCACCCCTGTTCCAGTAAGTAGGCTCGGCGGAACACAGTTAGTATTTGATGACGGTGACGATCAGTACCAACGTAAAAAACCTGCTAGCAAAGGCGGTGTAGAATATGCTGATATATTAGCAGGAGAAAAAGGCGAAGCTAATATTCCATATAATGAATATTTTAGAGTTCGTACTAGAACCGGACATCAGATACTTTTACACAACTCAGAAGATTTGATCTACATCGGTAATGCTAGAGGCACAACCTGGATTGAATTAACTAGTAACGGAAAAATAGACATCTACGCAGAAGATAGTATCAGCGTACATACTAAAAATGATCTTAACATTCGTGCAGATCGAGACATTAATATGGAGGCAGGCCGTAACATAAACATGAGAACCGTTACTGGAAACCTACACGCTGATGTAAAAAAGAATTTAGAATTCGTAGTTGACGGCAACGGTTTTTTAACTACAAAAGGAGCAGTTCATGTAAATGCCACAGGCAATCTTAATTTAACATCAACAGCCAATTCCAGTATTAGAAGTGCGCATCACTATGAAACAGCTGGAAAGATTGACATGAACGGACCAGCAGCAGCAACAGCTACTAAAGCAGTAATATTAACTTTAAATGAAAACCTCGAAACAGACGGTACCTTAGATTGGGCAAAAACGAAATATCTAAAATCAGTTCCGCTGAAGAGTATTATGAAACGTATTCCGATGCACGAGCCTTGGCCGCAGCATGAAAATTTTGCTCCAACATTCTACACACCGGAAAACACAGATAGGGATATACCATAATGGCAACACTATACAATCAAAAAACCGTCGCGACAAACACCGCATCTGTCGGATCACAGGGTGCCACGGCATTTACATATAAAGGGTTTAATTCTTCACAAACTAAAACTCAATTCAAGCTGTTTGATATTGACTTAGTTAAGCAAGATTTAATAAATCATTTTTATATTCGTAAAGGTGAAAAACTAGAGAATCCGGACTTTGGAACAGTTATCTGGGATTTATTATTTGAACCGTTCACAGAAGATGTTAAAAAAATGATCGCAAGCGATGTTGAAGCGATCATTAACTATGACCCTCGCATTGCTGTAAATGCGGTTATTGTAGATAGCACAGACCAAGGAATAAGAATAGAAGCTGAATTAATATACCTGCCTTTTAATTTAAACGAAAAACTTAAATTAGAGTTCGATAAAAGCAATCGTACAATTAACTAAGCAGTTTATTTTCCGCGATAAATATAGAATAGGAAGGTAAAATGACCGCTACAACTAGACAAAATAATTTAATTCTTAACGAAGATTGGAAAAGAATCTATCAGACATTTAAGAATGCTGACTTCAAAAGCTACGATTTTGAAAATCTTCGTCGTGTAATTATTGATTATATTAGAGAAAATTATCCAGAAGATTTTAATGATTACATTGAATCTAGCGAATATCTCGCCTTAATTGACGCTATTGCATTTTTAGGACAGAGTTTAAGTTTCCGAATCGACCTAGCAAGTAGAGAAAACTTCATTGAATTAGCAGAGCGCAAAGAAAATATTTTACGCCTAGCTAGAATGTTAAGCTATAACGCTAAACGTAATATTGCCGCCGAAGGATTGTTGAAGTTTGACACAATTAGTACTACAGAAGACATTGTTGATGGAAATGGAAAAAATCTAGCGCAACAAGTTATTATCTGGAATGACCCAACAAACACTAACTGGAACGAACAATTCTTACTAGTTTTAAATGCAGCAATGTCTGACAACACAGAATTTGGTCGTAGCCAAGGAACAGCATTTATTGACGGTATTCAAACAGACCAATACCGGTTCAGAACAACATCGAGAGATGTCCCTATCTATACATTTGTAAAAACAGTTGCTGGTCGTAGAATGGCGTTTGAATTAGTGAGCACATCGTTCCTAGGTAAAGAATCGCTATATGAAGAAGAACCAACACCCGGCAACCAATTAGGATTTATCTACAAGAACGATGCACGTGGCCCATCAAGTCCAAACAACGGCTTCTTTTTACTTTTTAAACAAGGTAGCCTAGAAGTAGCTAATTTTAAAATTGATGTTCCAGTAACGAACGAAAAAGTAGCAGTTGATGCTCAGGGCATCAATAATAGTGATGTTTGGTTATTTGCTCTAAGCTCTCAAGGAGGCCAATCAACAAAGTGGACGCAAGTGCCAAATTTAGTTGGAAACAATATTGCCTACAACAGCTTATCAAATCAAGTTAAAAATATCTACATGATTAATACTAGGGAAAATGATAAAATTGATTTGTTATTTTCAGATGGAGTGTACGGAAATTTACCGAAAGGTAATTTTAGAATTTACTATCGAGTAAGCAATGGTCTATCATATTCCATCACTCCTGCAGATATGCGCGGAATCACAATTTCTATTCCTTATGTAAACACCTCCGGAGCAGCTCATACCTTAACAGTAAGTATGAGTTTAAAATATACTAAATCATCTTCAGCGCCATCGGAGTCTGTAGACTCAATTAGAGCAAATGCTCCAGCAACATATTATACACAAAATAGAATGATCACTGGCGAAGATTACAATCTTGCTCCGCTAGCAAGTAGTCAAGATATTTTAAAAGTAAAAGCAATCAATAGAACATCGAGCGGAATATCTAGAAATTTTGATTTAATCGATGCCTCGGGCAAATATAGTAGTGTTACGGTATTTGCTGATGACGGATACATTTATAAAAATCCAAGTGAAATGGTTTCTAGTTTTAAATTTGTTAATAAGGTCGATATCTACAATTTCATTAGACAATATTTAGAAACCATTTTATCAGATACAGATACCTACAACTTTTATCTTACAAAATTTACAAAGGTAATATTTGTTGACGATACTTCGTTATGGACAGACGTTGTGACACTTAACGGCTCAAGCACCGGGTATTTTAAAAATTCAGTAGACAACACTAAATTAAAAACTGGAGTTTATACAAATAACACATTGAAATATCTTACACCTGAGTCATTGATTAAGTTTGTCACCCCACCAGGCAAAGCATTTAAAAAAGGTGCGATAGTAACAGCAGATGCAACAGATCCATTACAGACTTCCTATATATGGGCTAAAGTTATCAGTGTTGCTGGTGACGGAACAAATGCAGGAAGAGGAGCCCTTACTACCGGGCTTGGGCCAGTGACGTTAAGCAGTACGATCCCAACAGGTGCGATAGCATCGCGGCTAGTGCCAAAATTTGTTTCTAATTTTCCTACTTCTCTTGAAACTGAAATTGTGAATTTAGTGTTTGCTAATATTAATTTTGGTCTTCGCTATGATGTAACAGATACTACATGGAAAATTATTACGCCATCTAACCTTAATCTAGTTGATGATTTTAACTTAGGTAAAGCTGGAGATATTAGTAATTCAAATTTAGACGCCTCGTGGATTATCGCATTTATTAAACAACCAGATCGATATGTTGTGAAATCAAGAGGAATGGAATATGTATTTGGTAGTATTCAGCAGAATAGATTTTACTTTGACCCAGGTCAAAAAATTTACGATAGTCTTAACGGGACAGTAATCAAGGACCAAGTTAAGGTATTGGGTATTAATACCGCTTCCGATAAGATTACACAATTAGTGCAAGATATTCCTTTTGAAATTAGCGATAGTATAAAATATGAAGATGGATACCAAAGTACTAACGAAATTAAATTAGGTTTTTATGACAGCAATAATGACGGAGTAATTGACGACCCTGACGAATTTGAAAGAGTTGTTGGATTAGATTCCGACACTCCGTTTATCTTTTTTAAACAAGTAGTCGACACAACAGGATCTATTGTTTATCAGTACCTTGATAATTCTAATGACACTATTATTCCTATACGACGAGAACTTGACGTAAACATTAATGACCCGTATATAAATGGTCAATTGTTTTATTTTTATGATAGCACAGAAAATGTTATAAAGCGTATTGATAGAACAACAAATACTTTTGTCATTGACAATACATACAGAGGAAATATTGGCCGTGCAGGTATAAAATTTCAATATATCCATAATGCAAATGTAGATCGTAGAATAGATCCAAGTGTTAGCAATATTATTGATGTGTATCTGTTAACAAGATCTTACGATACAGATTTTAGAAATTATTTGTCCGGTCTCACTCCGAGTCCAGGAGTTCCAACTTCCGATAGTTTACGAATCAACTTCGGTTCAAATTTAAATGCAATTAAATCTATTAGCGATGAAATTATTTTTCATCCTGTAACATACAAGGTATTATTTGGCGCTGCTGCAGATAGCAAATTACAGGCCGTGTTCAAAATAGTAAAAAATCCAAGTCGCACATCGAATGACAACGATCTTAAAGTTAGAATTATTTCAGCAATTAACACATTCTTTGATGTGTCTAATTGGGATTTTGGTGATAAGTTTTACTTGTCAGAACTGATTACATATGTAATTAATTCAACGTCACCTGATATTTCTAATATGACAATAGTACCAAAACAAGCATCGCAGTCCTTTGGCAGCTTATTTGAAATACAAAGTAAGGCAGACGAAATTTTTGTTAGCGGAGCTACAGTGGATAATATTGAAATTGTATCTTCTATAAATGCAGCAGAGATCGGCGCGATCTCTTCAACGATTGTAACATCTACTAGTAATAATTAATTATGGCAAATAAAGTATTTCCTAAAAGTCAACTTCCGATTCGAAAAACTGCGGATTTCCTTCCACAGGTATTTCAAACAGACGCTAACGACAAATTCTTTAACGGAGCATTTGATCCGTTAATTCAACCAGGAACATTAGAAAAGACCGTTGGCTATGTTGGTAAGAGATACGGTAAAACTTATAAAGGCAGTGACGTTTATCTTGACACTGATAATACTTTAAGAAGTCGATATCAGTTAGAGCCAGCAATTGTTATTCGAAACAACGGCGAAGTTGAACGATTTTATGATTATATTGATTTAAAAAATATGTTAGCTTTCTTTGGTAATACCGAAGAACGTGATGATCTAACAATGCATCAGTCTCATTACTCTTGGAATCCACCAATTGATTGGGACAAGTTTATTAACTATCGAGAATATTACTGGGTTCCAAGCGGACCACCACCATTACGAGTATACGGTCAAAATTCTACAGTGACCAGCACTTATAGAGTAAAGTTAGCAGAACAATCAGCATTTGTTTTCTTTCCAGACGGCTATACAAATAATCCAACGCTTACTCTATATCGCGGCCAAAAATACAAATTTATTGTTAATGCTCCAGGCAACGGTTTTTCTATCAGAACTTCATATGATACTGGGTCGTTACTTTATGTTCCTGACATGGCTTACCAAGCCGGTTCGTTGGTATTATTTGATGGCGGTCTCTGGAAAGCTAAAGTATCAATCGCACCAGGAGATGGAAGTACTATTGACAAAAATTCTCAAGATTGGGAATTTGTTGAGCTAGCTAACAGCCCAACAGCATTAGATTATACTAGTGGTCTCACAAATAACGGTGCAGAAACAGGAACAGTAACATTTGATGTACCATACGATACACCGGATGTGTTATATTATCAAAGCAAAACAGATCCAAATAGATTTGGTAGAATTTTAATTGAAGATATTGTTTCTAATACTACACTTGATATAGAAAAAGAAATTTTAAACAAAGTGACTTACACCAGTGGAAATAACATTTCATTTAGTAATGGTATGGTTGTTTCGTTTGGCGGAACTGCTACTCCTGCAAAATATTCTAAAGGTAATTGGTTAGTTGAGGGCGTTGGAACAAAAATTAGTCTTACACTGTTTGACGACCTAGTAGTTCCGGTATTATCAGCTACTCGACCAGAAGTATTATTTGACAATGACGGATTCGATGACGTTCCCTACGATGATGCGACAACATATCCTTCCTCTCAAGATTATATTACAATTGCGAAAAGCAGTAAAGATGCGAACCCGTGGTCTAGATATAATCGATGGTTTCATAAAAGTGTTTTAGACTATTCACATCGAATTTCAGGTTCAAATTCTCCTTTCGATTCATCTGAAACAGCTAGAGCAAAACGTCCTATTATTGAATTTCAATCAAATCTAAAATTGTTCCGTCACGGGTCTTATGCGAAAGCGCCAGTTGATTTTATTGACACGTTTACAAAAGATGTATTTTCTAAAATTGAAGGAAGTACCGGATATAATATCGACGGCGAAGATGTATTTGAGAGATCTAGAATTTTAGTTGTCGCAGATACAGACTCCCTAGCCAATAATCAAATATACGAAGTTAACTTCATCGTATTCGAAGGCCGAAAACAAATAACTTTAAAAACAGTCGAAGACACCCCGTCCGTAATCGGAGAGACTGTTTTAATTAAACGCGGCACAGAAAATCAAGGACTCATGTACTATTTTGACGGTAGTTCTTGGTTACCGAGTCAGGAAAAAACAAAGGTAAATCAACCACCACTATTTGATGTATTTGATGATACAGGAATTAGTTTTGGTGATAGAGAAACGTATCCTGTTTCGACATTCTCGGGAACTAAAATTATCAGTTATACGGAAAGTTCCTCGGGTATCGTTGACAAATATTTAGGATTTGCCTTAAGCCACCTAAACATTGATAATATCGGAGATATACAATTTACCAATGACTGGGACGTTGATGTGTTTACCTATGAAGTTGATCGCCAAGCAGTTACTGATCGAATCTTAACAGGGTATTACAAATTTAATGATACGGGTGAATACGCCAACGGTTGGATAGAAACTAATAACAAATATATTCAACCAATCATCGATTCTCAGATCGTTGCAGTTGCAACATCGTCAGTAACACTTACTACTATAGATTGGGATAAGTTAGATAAAGATGCTGAAATTTATTTTTATCTCAACGGAGTAAAAATAACTACACCATATACTAGAAAAGATAAAACTTTTACATTCAGCAGAACTTTTACAGCTAGTGATGTAATTGTTGTTAAGATATTTTCAAACATCCCACCTGATACCGGATATTATGAAATTCCTGTAGCGTTAGAAAAAAATGCAGGAAATCGACCAATCGAGTCGTTTACATTCGGACAAGCAGTGGATCATATTTCGACCGGTTTAGAATTCTATTCTGACTTCACAGGATCTTTTTCAGGTGACAGCGGAAATCTTAGAGATATTTCTGGTTACCAACAATATACAAAACGATTTCTAAAACATGCAAATCTTTCTGGATTATCTATTTTTATTTTAGCTGATACAGATTTTAACATAATCAAATCTATTAAGTTTGCTAAAAAATCCTATACAGAATTTAAAAACAATTTCTTAACAGCAATTGCACAAATTAATTATGATAGTAATATTGCAAATTTTGTTGACGATGCAATAAAAGAAATTACAAAAGCTAAAACAGACGCAACTCCGTTTTCAAACTCAGATATGATCGGCAGCGGGTCATTTACACCGATATATCATACTGTTGAAGATACCGGAATAAAAACTTTTGCATTATCGGAGCAGTTTAGTTTAGATCTTTATCCCACACATACAAGACGTGCGGTTTATGTTTATCACAACGACAGACAGTTAATAGTTAATAAAGAATACGATTTTAATTTAACATTCCCATTTGTTAATCTTAAGATTGATCTTCAAGAAGGCGATAATATTGAAATTAGAGAATATACTTCTACTGCTATTAACTTTATTCCAGAAACTCCTACAAAATTAGGGATGTATAAAAAATATCTTCCTAACAAGTTCTTAGACGATACATATGTTGAACCTCGAATGATGATTCAAGGCCATGATGGAAGTTTAATTACAGCATTTGGCGACTACCGAGATGACGCAATTTTAGAATTAGAATTGCGCATTTACAATAATCTTAAATCAGAGTATGACGAACAAATCTTTAACAATGACGATGTATTAGGGGGATATTATAATACTGGAATCTTCGGTAAAGATAAAATATCTGAAATTATTAATCGAGAATTTTTAAGTTGGATTTCGAATTCAAATGTTGATTATATCACTAACGAATATTTTGATTCTGAAAATTCATTTACCTATACGTATTCTAAAATGTCTGATCCGACAGGAACACAAAATCTTTTAGGGTATTGGAGAGGAATTTATCGATGGTTTTATGATACTGATCGCCCCCATCGTTGCCCGTGGGAAATGTTAGGTTTCAGCGAAAAACCCGATTGGTGGGAAATTGAATACGGTCCAGCACCTTACACTAGCAATAATTTAATTTTGTGGGAAGATCTTGCAAATGGTATTATTAGACAAGGACCTCGTGCGGGGCAATATGCTCGATATTCTAGATCAACATTATTATCACATATTCCAGTCGACGGCGATGGAAAACTATTAAGTCCGTTAGAATCTAATCTTGCACAAAACTTTTCTCTAGCCAATGCCACTGCTGACTTTGCACTTGGCGACGTAGCTCCGGTAGAACACACGTGGGTCAATACTAGTGAATATCCGTTTGCTATTAGTTTAGCACTAGCGTTACTACGACCTATTGATTTTATCGGTCAAAACTTTAATAGAATTCAATCAGTAACAAATATTTTAAATCAAAAGATTTATAGAACATCGGGAACATTCATTACTCAAGAAGATCTGTTACCCGATAATCTCGGAACAACAGATACCAATGGATTAGTAAATTGGGGAGCAGACTATCTCAAGAGTCGAAATATAGATATCGGAATTCTAGGCACCTCAATCATTGCTGCGATCGATGTTGCACTAACACATCGACTAAGCGGGTTTGTTGATCAGACCCAACAAAAGTTTATTTTAGACAGTAAGACTCCGTCGTCAACTTCAGGTAACGTTTTTGTTCCTCCTGAAAACCAAAAGGTATTTTTTAACGTTAGTACTCCAATAAGAACTATCGTTTATAGCGGTGTAATTATTGAAAAATTAGACAGGGGTTGGAAAATACGAGGATACGATAGTCTCCAACCGTATTTTAAATATTTTGAACCAATTCCTACACAAGCTGATGGGTTAATGGCAGTCGGCGGAATAAGTGAAGAGTTTATAGTATGGACCGCCCAACAATTCTTCGGTAACGGTGTTATTATTCAACACCAAAATGAGTATTATAGAAGCCTAGGTAGTCATACCTCGGGATTATCGTTCGATTCTACGTTATGGAAAAAACTTCCCGGGTTACCTAAGAAAAATGCTGTCGAAGCGTTGAATAGAAAAACATTCAACACAGTTTCTGAAGCTATATTAAACTATGGAACAGTCCTAACAACTATTCAGTCAGTAGTTGATTTCTTCTTCGGATATGAACAGTATCTAATTTCTCAAGGATTTAAATTCGATCGATATGACAGTGATAATAAGGTTACACAAAACTGGACAACAAGTGCAAAAGAATTTATGTACTGGACCGTTCATAATTGGGCCACTGGGTCACTAATTACATTAAGTCCAGCTGCTGAAAAATTAGATATGTCTTTTGCTATCGGTGTTCCGGCTAATTTACTAGATAGTTTTTACGATTATCAAGTGTATAAGAGTGATGGCACTCCGATCGCTCCGACCTATCTAAATATTAAACGTGAAGTTCAGCATGTAACAGTAGAAACAACAAATACTACCGATGGAATTTATTTCTTTAAGACACATTTAGTAATTAAAGAACACGTTGTTATTTTCGACGACCGTACAGTGTTTAATGATGTTATATACGATAAAACCACAGGCTATAGACAAGAGAGAATCAAATCAAGAGGATTCCGTACAGTTGATTGGGCCGGTGATTACACTAGTCCTGGATTTATATACGACAACGTAAATATTTCAGTATGGCAACCTTACACTGATTATAAACTCGGTGATATTGTGTCATATAAAGAAAATTCTTGGACATGCCAGCAAAATCAAGTAGGTACCTTAGAGTTTGACACTGCAAAATGGTCAATATTAGACTCTACTCCTGCCCGCTCACTAGTTCCAAATTTTGATTATAGAATTAATCAGTTTTCAGATTATTACAATTTAGATTCGGACGGTTTAGAATCAAGCCAGCGTGATCTAGGACGCCACGCAGTTGGTTATCAGAAGAGGGAATATTTACAAAATCTTGCAGAGGATGATGTAACACAGTTCCAGTTGTATCAAGGATTTATTAGAGACAAAGGAACACTAAATGCTGCTACTAAAATATTTGATAAACTTAGCAAGACTGCAGAAGATGCTATTGTATTAAATGAAGAATGGGCATTTCGTGTTGGTACGTTTGGTGGTAAAGATCAACTAAAAGAAATAGAATTTTCTTTAGACAAAGGTAAATTCCAACTTAATCCACAACCGATTGTATTTGTTTCTGCAGAGCCAAGTATAACACTTTTAGATCAATATTTGCGCATACCTCCATCACAGTTTACAAAATCCGATTCGCCGTTTGTAACAAATATGTTACCAAAAGTTATCGCTGATAATTTGCAAACTGCAGGTTATGTTAAGCTAGATCAAGTCGATTATATTCTGAAATCTCGTTCCAATATTGTAAGTGTAGATATTGCTGGAGTTAAAGAGAATGATCATTTCTGGATTACATTTGACGGGTTCTCGTGGACTGTGTTACGACTAAACAAAAAACCAATTTTATCAATTACTTCTGCAACAAAAGTTAGTGCATCAGTCACGTTAACTTTTAATCGTGATCATAAATTAGCGGTGGGCGATATTATTGGAATTTCAGAGATTGTAAATCTTACAGGTTTCTTTGAAATTACAGCAGCGACTTTGCGCACAGTAACAGTTACGGTGGCGGCAAATGCACAAGAGCCATTGGTTGATCAAAGTACGGTATACGGAATTTATGGTTTCACTGAAGCTAGAATTAAATCTCCCGAAGACCTTTTGCCAACGGCAGCAGCGGCGTTAAGGGCAGGATCAAAATTATGGCTCGACTCTGTTGAAGGCATTGGTTGGCAAGTAGTTGAAAAGAACAAGGTATTTGAGTATAAACAACTCAGTAACTACGGAACATCGGTTCCGTTGGGCGCAGGCTCGGCAGTGCTTCATGCAGATATATTAAAACAGACCATTGTAAGTATGCCAGCGTCGTCTGTCGTATCTACCTATCTCGAAAGCGATACATTACAAATTAAACAAGTTATACTTCCAGAGTTAATATTAGAATCAATATTAGGAAACTCTTTTGGATCCGCAATGGCAGTGAGCCCGGATAACCGATGGTTAGTAATTGGAGCTCCAAATACATCTGGTGCATTATCATTTTACAGAGGCGACTACAGTGCTACAGTAGATTACAACGAAGGCGATATTGTTTTATCTCATGGCAAACTATGGACTGCCAATAAGTTTGTTCCTAAAAATAAAGATGATAGCACTCGTAATATTATAGGCCTTGGATCTTCTGATTGGGATATTGCAACAGTCGTATCGTATGATCCTGTTCATGGCACCAATGTTGGGCCGATAAATCAGGGATTGATTAATATCTATCAATGGACGAACAATAATTGGCAGTTGTTTAAAATTTTATTAAGTCCACGAATTGCTGCAAATGAATTATTCGGTAGTAAACTCTCCATAGGTTTTGATGGCTTTGATTACTGGATGTCAGTATCTGCGCCAGGTGCCCTAGCCGATCGAGGAAGAGTATACCTATTCAAGTTCACTGGAACTGAATGGGAAATGCATGAAAATAATAATTATCGCGGCATTTATGAAAGCAATGTAAGATACCATAAAGGTTCTATAGTCTGGTGGGACGGAGACTTATGGGAAGCGCAAGTTGACATTAATGAAGATAGCGCCAGCGATAGTACAATTGCTATTCAAAGCAACGATCCAACATTTGCAGCTGAGTGGAAACAGATAGATCCGGTCTTTACACAAAATTCTTTACCAACAAATATTGCATTAGTTGATGATGGATCAACTCTAGGCCTAGGGTTATTGAGTAAAACACAACAAGCTGAATTAACTAAACAAGGCGACCAGTTTGGTAGCAGTATTGCTATGAACAAAGATGGTTCTATACTAGTTGTTGGAGCCCCGGATAGCGATGGCGAATACTTTGAAAATTACAAAGGTGAATGGAACAAATATCAAGAATATCAAGTTGGTGATGTTGTTAAGTATGTTGGAAATAATAATAATCCTGGATATTCTTCTCAAGGGTATTATAAATTAATCGATCCTAGAAACTGGACAGACGCTACTACTTATGATTCAACATTAACATTTAATAGTGCTAATCAATCTCCAGAAAACGGAGACCCTTGGGTATCAGTAGGAGATAGCTCTTCTAACTCTACGGGGAAAATTTATATCTATCAACGAGATAGTAATCAAATATATCAATTGAAACAAACTATCACAGCACAAACATTAAATGATGTCAACGATACTGGAATTAAAGAATATCTGTATGTAGGTGATAAATTTGGGTTTGCGGTTGATATAGATTCTTCCGGAAAAAACATTGTTGTTTCTAGCCCACTCGCAGATATCAATTTACAAAACCAAGGATCTGTTTATTATTTTAATAGTACAAATTTAAGTACTCCTACATGGAGATTAAAACAAAAATTAGAAAGCTACGAGGAATATAATAATATTTTATTTGGTTCAAGTGTTAGTATTAGTGCAGGAACTGAACGCATTGTGGTAGGTGCAAAGAATACACCATATAAGAAATATTCATATTTTTCTGATAATACAATATTTGATAAAAATACAACTTCGTTTTCCGAATTCCAGGGATATGCTGGCCAGGTATACTCCTTTGAGCGTGTTGGCGGAAAATATTTGTTGTCTGAAAAATTACAAGCAGATTTACAAGAACACGAATCATTTGGACATAGCGTTGATGCAACAGCCGATATTATTGTAGTTGGTTCGCCTAATTATCAAACTATTACATTACGTTTAGTAGACGATATAGTTATAGGCACACGATATACTATTGTAAGTATCGGTAACGATATTAGACCAACAGATTTTACACTGATGGGAGCATCTACTGGTAATGTAGGCGAATCCTTTGTTGCTACACGAAATGGTATTTTAACTGCCGGTAATTTTGTTATCGGAAAAATTTATATTATTCGGTCAACCGGAACTACATTATTCACCTCTATTGGTGCTGCTGATAATGAGCCGGGAACAGTTTTCAAGGCAACAGGTATCGGAAGTGGTGACGGCACCGCAGTTCAGGGTACAGGAACAGTAAGCACAGTTGATTTAATAGGAACCGTTAGAACATTTAGTAAAATTAATGGTCAAAATTCATTTACGACTTTAGAACAACAAGAGTTGGTAGTAGATACTACTAAAATTAAAAATATTGCATTAATTGATAGTGTTAAAAATATAAAAATATCAGAAGTTGATATTGTTGACAACGCTAAACTAAAAATATTAGATGTAGCTGAACAAGAATTACAATTTAAAACTCCTTACGATCCAGCAACGTATACTAACGGCACTGACGAACAAGTAGTAGCTCCAGACTCCGCATGGTTTGAAAAGAATGTGGGTAGATTATGGTGGAACCTTTCTACAGCCAAATGGGTGTATTACGAGCAAGGCGATACCGCGTATAAAATCGGAAACTGGAATAGATTAATTACAGGAGCAAGTATTGATGTCTACGAGTGGGTAGAGTCTGTATTATTACCGTCTGAATGGAGTGCATTGGCGGATACTGCCGACGGAATCTCTAATGGAATATCCGGACAGCCCTTGTATCCAAATGACGATGTTTACTCTGTTAAACAAATTTATAATCCAGCTACTCAATTATTAACTGAAACTCGATACTACTATTGGGTTAAAGGTTCAACAATTACTCCAACAAATCTTGTCGGAAGAAAGCTATCAGCGGCAGCAGTTGCAGCACTAATTATTGATCCATCAGTTCTTGGAACTCCGACATTGGCAATTGTCGACAGTGATACTATATTGGCCTATAATTTTGCCAATGCACTAACCTCTGGGTCTGGATTGCTTAATATTGAATTATATAAAGATGCAATAACAGTTAATCCGGTGCATAAGGAATATTTGTTATTGTCTTCAGGCGTTGCTGATAGCGTACCTAACTCGGTATTAGAAACAAAGTGGATAGATAGCCTAGTAGGATTTGACCAAGCAGGTAATCCGGTTCCTGATTCAAAATTGCCAGAACGAGACAAATATGGGTTAAGTTTTAGACCAAGACAGTCGATGTTTAAAAATAAGACAGCGATTTTACAACTCGTAGTTAATAACATTAACACAATTTTAGCCACAAAGTCCTTTAGTGATACATTAAATTTTAATATATTAAATCTTTTTGATAATATTCCTTCGGTTGAATTAAACGATTACGATGACGCAGTAGCTACACTAGTAGATCTAACACAGTATCCGGTTAACCGCGTAAGACAAGCAATTTTAAAACCTAATATTATCAACGGTGAAATTGACACAATAGATATTGTAGATCCAGGATTCGGATACAAAGTTGCACCATATATAGATATTGAAGGTGCAGGAACTGGAGCTACAGCAACCGTAACTATTGACAAACAGGGAAGAGTCAGTTCTGTATTAATGCTGACAAAAGGCAAGCGATATGATTCGGCAATTATTAAAATTAGAGAATATTCTGTATTGGTAGAGTCAGATCCGTCTATAAGCGGGTACTGGGCAATATATTCTTGGGATCAAGCTAGAAATCAATTTTACAGACGCAAAGCACAAGGATACGATACTCGCCGCTATTGGGAATCTATTGATTGGTGGAAAGATGGATATAGTCCACTAACAAAAATTGCATTTGAAATCCCAGCGTTATATCTAGAACCAACCCTAATAGTAAATGTTGGTGAGCTAATTCGTGTTCGTGAATACGGAAATGGTGGATGGGCAGTCTTGGCAAAAACTGATGTAGGTCTAGGCGATGTCTTAGGTAATTATGTTCTTGTAGGAAGAAATAACGGAACGATTGCTTTAAAAGAATCTCTATATAATACATCAACAACTTCTATCGGTTACGATAATGTTGGATATTACGATACAAATTTATATGACTTGTATCCAGCGGCGGAGTTAAGAAATATTTTAAAAGCTGTAAAAGAAGACATATTTGTTGATGACTTAACCGTTGAATGGAATAAATTATTCTTTGCCAGTATCTCATATGCCTTCTCAGAACAACCAACAATTAATTGGGCGTTTAAGACTAGCTTTATTAATGCTGTACACAATGTAGGTACGCTTGAACAAAAATTAAATTATAAAAACGATAATTTGCCAGCATATCAACAATATCTGGAAGAGATTAAACCTTATAGAACTTCTATTAGAGAGTATACAAGTCGATACAACTTTGTAGAACCTTCAAACACAACCGCAGTTGATTTTGATTTACCGCCAGTATATTCTCCACGAGACGGAAGAATTGTTCCTGTTGGTCAAGGATATAATCTATTTGATCAGTATCCTTGGAAATTCTGGGCAGATAATCAAGGATTTTCTATATCTAAAATTAATGTATCGTACAGCGGAGAAAATTATGTAACTCCACCAACAGTCATTATTGAAGGTAACGGCACCGGAGCAACAGCAAGAGCGTTTGTATCTAACGGTGTAGTTTCTGGAATTGAGGTAGTATCTCCTGGAAAAAATTACACACTAACTCCAACAGTAACACTAGTCGGCGGTAATGGTTCTAGTCTCAAGATTGCAAAAGCATCAGTTATTTTAGGTGATAGCAAAGCCAGAATATTTGATATGACATTGAAGTTTGATCGAATTACCAAGGATGGAATGTTAACCTCATTCAGTAATTCACAGCAGTTTACTGTTACAGGAGTTACTGCGGTATTTAATCTTGCATATGCTCCGACCCGAGATAAAAATAAAATTAGCATATACAAAAACAATCAGTTGGTCTTAAACAGCGAATATAATTTGCAATTTTACAGATCAACAGTTGATACATATCAATTATTAAAAGGAAAATTAATTTTTATTACTCCGTTAGTAACCGGTGACATTGTTGACATTGAATATGAAAAGAATGACGAGCTATTAGACGGAGTCAACAGGATTCAAAAATACTATGCACCGACTGACGGCATGCTCGGTAACGATGTTGGACAGCTAATGACCGGTATAGATTTTGGCGGAGTACAAGTCCAAGGCACAACATTTGAGATCACAGGCGGATGGGATGCCCTTCCGTGGTTCACGGACGGATGGGATAGTGTGGACCCTAATTCGGATTATTATGTAGTAGTTGACGGCAGTACAGCAATAATCAAGCTACCATTTATTCCTGCAGATGGCCAGATGATTTCGATCTACGTAAAACGTGCAGATACAAAAAATACAGTCAGAATCGACGATCCGTTGTATGATCGGTATGACGGGTCAACAGTACAGGATAACGGTCTAAAAGCTAGACCACCAACATCTCTAATGCCTAGTTTCCGAGGAGACGGAAGTACAACTGATATTAGCTTTGAAGGTTACTTTAGAATGCATGCCGGAGATTTAATGATTTTTAGGCCATTCGAAAGTGATGGCTCCGTAGAAATTAATGATCCTAATTTATTAGATACAAAAATCATTGGCGGGTCTTTAGCTGGAATGAGTGGCGCATACTCAACAGCAACTGGTAAGACGCCCGAAGAAATTATTTTAGACGGTGACGACTTTATTACTCCTACTCAAGTGCCCGCCCCAGAAGAAAATGTTCCAGGTCAGGTGTTGGATAGTGTTAGTATTAAAGTTTTTCAGAATACTAATTCTGGATCATCACCGATGCAAAACACAGTTTTATTCAGCGACGGATCAACTACTAGATATCCTATCGGCTTAACAGTACTTGAGTCGTCTGCGGTATTAGTATATGTAAACAAAGTAAAATATGGATACTATGATTATAATGATGATAGTAATCTAGATTACACTATTAGTTTTAACACTAATGAAATTATATTCTTTACAGCTCCTCCAATAAATGCGTTGATTGAAATTATTGCAATTGGTAGAGGCGGTGTAGAGTTGTTAGATTATCAAGAGTTTATTACAGATGGTAATACAGATCTGTTCTTAACCCAAGCAGATTACGCTACAACACAGTCGGTATTTGTCACACTTGACGGCGACTATATTGATACTAGATTTACAAATAGCTCGGATATTGCTATCACTACCGGTGCAGAGATTACTCCAGAAAAGTCTATAGTTCAGTTTGCAAATAAACCAGCAGCTGGACAGGTAGTAAAAATTATTGCGTTCGGAGCATCATTAAATTCAGATAGCAGTGGGCAATCTATTATTCGTGTAAACAATCAGAGATTTAATTTTACCGGCAGTACCCGTACATTTGAACTAGATAGATTTATAGATTTATCTAGAAGTTCAACAGCGGGTTCGATGTTAGTGATGTTGAATAATAAAAAATTACGCGGCCCAGACACATATTATACAGTGTATGACGGAACAAATAATAATGTTCTAGTAGGTACTGATCCCGTTGCAACAGTAACAGCAGTGGATATTAAAGTTTATATTAATAATATATTACAGCCGTTTGTCACTGCATACGTATATAATGGTACTAATAAAACTGTTACAGTAAACACTGCTTTCTTAACACTTCAAGATGTTATCAAAGTTGAGATATTAGTTAACGCACAATATTTAATCAGTGCAAATAATAATCTAACTATTAATTCAAATGTAACAATGATCAGCGGCGACCGATTAGAAGTAACATGGTTCAGCGAGTACGCAACATATGATATTATATCAGATACATATTCAGGCGGTAAGGTAAATTATTCTCTTTCTAGAGATCCGTTAGACAGCAACTATGTTTGGGTTTACCTGAACGGAGACCGATTATCAAACGGCACAGATTTCTATGTGTCATTACCACGCAATGTGGTCTATATCACTAACGATACAACATCTGCCGATGTTGTTGAAATTATACAATTTGGTAATCAAATTTATAAAGATCCTCGAGCCTATGAGATCTATAAAGACATGCTAAACATTACTCATTATAATAGGTATTCTTTAGGAGAAGTTAAATTAGCCCAAGATTTAAATTATTACGATACTGAAATTGTTGTAACTGATGCAAGCATGCTAGACGAGCCAATTGTCAATCGAAATATCCCAGGATCGATTAGCATTAGGAACGAACGAATTGAGTATCTAACAAAAACAGGTAATGTTCTTGGACAGTTAAGACGCGGTAGTTTAGGATCTGCAATTGGAATTAGTTACCCAGCTGGAACTAGATTATCCAATGCCGGAGCAAGCGATATTATATCTTATTCTGATACACAGGAAAAAGAAGATTTTATCAGTGGCGGTCCAGCTACATTCGTGTACGACGGTAGCACCCAGTTTGAACTTAATAGTAAAGTAGAATATGGTAACGGAAATAAAGACAACCTAATTGTTACTGTAAACGATAAACCCATTAAAGCTTCTAGCTATACTCTAACCGATACTTCGAATGGCGGTTTTATAACATTAAGTATCCCGGTACATTATAATGACGGAACTAATGTTGCACTAGCAGATAATGATGTGATTTCTGTAACATCGTTACTTGCAGGACCATTAAGTTTTGTACCGTTACAATCTGATAGATCGTTCACATCAAGCACAGGAATTCCAACATTGTATAGTATGTGTGATCAACTCGATGTATTTGTTGGTGGTCGAAGACTTAGAAAAGATTCGTTAAAAGTTTATTCTGAAAAGTTAGGTGCCAGCAGCCCGTCTGCTGACATAACCCTAGCTCCTGAGTTTTCAGTTGACGGTGTTGGAAATTATATCAGAATAACTGAGCCGGTTCCAGCCGGCACACGTATTTTAATAATTAGAAAAATAGGAAAAATTTGGTACGATAGAGCCGAAACGACAGCTAGTACAGGTGTTACTTTACTAGATAACGTAAACCCAATCGCAAGATTCATAGATCAAAAGTCGACTGAGTTGCCTGAATAAATAGTATATGGAGAAAAAAGAGCCTAAAATGGAACAAAATCAGAATCATACTAGTGAAAAACCAGAACAAAAACCGCACGAAACCGGTGGGTTCCACTTCGAAGGGCATATCAAAATATTTGATCCCCAAACACAAGAGGTGTTTATTAATAAAAGAAATGCCATCCACTATGAAAATATGTCGGTGGCAATGGTGCAAAGTCTTTCAAATCAAGGCCAAGGCACTGTATATCAAATGGCATTCGGCACAGGAGGAACTATTGTTGACCCAACTGGCCTTATTACATATTTGACTCCAAACACTGTAGGTGTAAATTCGAGTCTATACAATCAAACATATCAAAAGATTGTTGACCAAAATTCATCTCAAAACTCTGATCCTGTAAGAAATAAAATGGAAGTTAGACATATTAGCGGAGCAACATACAGTGATATTATTGTTAGTTGTTTGCTGGACTACGGCGAACCAGACGGACAAGATGCATTTGACAATAGTCAAAACATGAGTGGCAGTTTTATCTTTGATGAACTGGGTTTAAAAAGTTATAATCCTGCAGGAGAAGGAAAACTGTTAACTCACGTTATCTTTCATCCTGTGCAAAAGTCACTAAACAGACTACTACAGATTGATTACACGATCCGTGTACAAAGTTTAACTGGATTTAGTGAGGTTTAATTATGACATATAATGTAAATTTTACCGACAAAACAAATACAGCTATTCCAGTATATGACAATGTTACTGATGAAAGCACTAGCTTAAAATTTCCAGGACGTAATGTTACGGGCTATGGACAAGTTATTGCAGAAAACTTTTTACATCTACTAGAAAATTTTGCATCAGTTGACGAACCAACAAACCCTATCGAAGGACAATTATGGTATAATACCGCAGTTGGTACCTTAGAGATATACGACGGCATTGGCTGGAAAGCAGCAGGTAATATTCAAAAATCTGCCACAGCTCCTACAATCTCAGAAGACAAAGTTGGCGAAATCTGGGTAGACACAGTTAAGCAACAGTTATATGTATGGTCCGGAAAAACATGGGTTCTAGTTGGCCCACAATTTAGCACTGAAAATGGTTTAAGAACTGGAGTTATTGTTGATTCAATAAGCGACACTGATAACAATACCAGGAACGTTATTAAATTATTATCTGATGAAGTTCCGATTGCAATTATTAGTAAAGATACGTTTGTTCCTAAAATTTCAATTACCGGGTTTGAACAAATCAGAACAGGCATTAACATCAATACTTCCCCAGTCGGCAATGCGGTAGCCCTCTCAAAGTTATATGGAACTGCACAAAGCGCAGAATCTCTAATAGTTGCTGATAAAGCAGTTCAGGCTGCAAAATTTTTAAGATCTGATATTATTAATACTACAGAATATAGTTTTAATGTTAGAAATAACCAAGGCATCACATTAGGCATTGATGGAACATTTAGATTAACAAATACATTAACAGCCGCTTCAATTTATAATGCAACTCCTGGAAGTAGTATTGATTTACAGGTTAATGCAGACGGAACTCCGAGTACTACATTGAGAGTGATTGGCAACAAAGTAGGTATCAATTTATTGGCTCCCCAGGTAGAATTAGATGTTCAAGGAAGTGTCGGAGTAACAAATAATATTCGAATTACCGGAAGTGATGCTAGTACAAGTTTTACCAATGGTAGTTTTACTACCAAAGGTGGCGCTGCTATTACAAAAAATTTATTAGTAGGTACAACATTCGAAGTAGGCGGAAAAACAACAGCGCATGAAATTTTACCTAAGGCATCGAGTACTTACGATATTGGGTCGAGTACATTAAAATGGGGAACTGTTTATGCAGAGTCAATTAATGCCGGAACCCTTAAGGGTGTTTTAGATGGTGACGTGGCAGGTAATGCTAGAACATCTACGAATTTAAGATTTAAGACTAGCTTTCAACTAATCGGTGATGTACAATCTAACGCTGTACAATTTGACGGGTCATATGAAGGCTTAACAAAAGTATTCACTACTAAATTAACATCAGATATTATTTCTGGGCAAGACGAACCGTTTCCAAACATTTCAGATGAAAAAGATCAAGTGCTTGTATATCGTGACACTGTCGGTCTTTTAAGACAAACTAGAGATGTTTTTGTGGGAGATCTCGGAATGCCGATTGGTGCAATACTACCATTCGCAGGTGCAAACCTTCCGGACGGGTATCTATTATGCGACGGCAGCGAACAAGAAAAAGCCAAGTACAAAGCGTTATACGATGTAATTGGTGATGTTCATGGAGTTCCGACTAAAGGAGCAGGAACATTTGTATTACCGGATCTTAGAGGTAGATTTGCCTTAGGTCTTGACAATATGGATAACGGAACGCAAGTACCTAACATTACTGGATATGGTGGTTATACCGATGCTGGCGGCGGAACAGTTAATAGAATTCCTGGTACATCTGGAAAAACACTCGGCGGCCATGCGGGAGCAGCAACGAATTCGTTAAACGTTAATAACTTACCCCAGCATCAACACAATTTACAACCTCTAGATCATCCAGGAGTACAATATTCTGTGGTTAAATTAGATCCTGTTCCAGTAGCAGGTACTAGTCCGGGTTCAGGCCCAGGCCCAACTGCTGCAGGGCAAGCCCAGTACCTAAATACAACCGGAGGCATTGATACAACAGCCACGTTGGGAGCGGAATTTAGTATTTTAAATCCGTACCTATCTTTAAATTATATCATTAGAGCTGGCATGCCAGCGTTCTAATAACGGAATAAACTATGTCTTATATTATAAACAAAACAGATGGAAGTATATTATCAACAGTTGCTGATGGGCAGCTAGATCAGCTTTCATCTGACTTAACACTTGTTGGTAAAAACTACAGCGGCTTCGGTGAGGCATTAAATGAAAACTTCATTAAGTTATTAGAAAATTTTGCTAATACTGTACCTCCAAGTCGTCCTATCAAAGGCCAAATTTGGTTTGATGGAAGTGAATCAAAACTTAAAGTTTATAATGGATCGAGTTTCGTTCCAGTAAGCTCTGCTACAATTTCAAATACACAGCCGTCGACACTGGGTGTCGGAGACTTATGGTTTGATAATGTTAATAAACAATTGTTTTTCTTTGATGGTACCAACACAATATTATTAGGACCGTCATATTCTGCCAGTCAGGGGCGAAGCGGATTAATTGTCTCGACTATTTTAGATTCATTAAATCAGACTCGAGTTATTACAACATTATACGATAATGGTTCATTATTAGGTATTTTTTCAAAAGATTCTTTTACTCCTAAGCAACCTATCATTGGGTTTAGTGGTAGCATTATAGCTGGATTCAATGCTGGAACAATTTCTGGATTTAAATTTAATGTAACAGCAACTAATTCCGAGCAATTAGGGAACGAACCAGCTGCATCGTATCTAAGAAAAAATGCTGACAATATTATAAATGGACAATTAACTGTTGTATCGAACAGTGGAGTACTAATTGGTGATTCGCAGCAAGCCCAAATATTTGTAGACAACGGAACAGTGTCTTTTGTTAACAACTCCAAGAATAATAATATTTCAATAAAAGTAAAACGCGGTGATGCCACAGATATCCCATTTGATTGTAACGCAATAGATCAAACTCTTAAATTGTACGGATCAAATCCAGGCAGTGAAGTTATTATCGGCGGCAACTTGACTGTTAACGGAAATTTAACAGTATCTGGAGATTCAGTAACAATTAACGCCAGTACCTTAACAGTCGAAGACAAAGCGATTGAACTAGCTAAACAAACAGGAATTACACCGACTGATGCTAATGCGAGTGGTGGCGGCATAATTTTGAAAGGAGCATCGGATAAGACGTTCCTATGGACAACAGCTACCTCTTCGTGGAATAGCTCAGAAGATATCAATCTTGCTTTTGGTAAAAAATTAAAAGTCAATGGTATTGAAGTTATATCAGGAACAGCATTGGGATCCGGCATTACAAGTATTCCAGGGGTAACAAGTTTTGGTACACAGTCAAGTTTAGTAGTTGGGCCAGTATTACCGGACGATAATACACTATTAGTAGACCTTGGTTCTCTAGTACCGTCAGGCAACCCACCGACTCCGACCTTGAGAATAGACAGAAACAGAATATCAACAGTTATCACTAATAGAGATGTTGAAATAGCACCAAATGGTACTGGTAACGTTGCATTAAAACAAGTTACGGGTATTAGATATATTGACCAAGTTACAGTCGGGAATCCAAGAATTACAGGTATGGGAGACCCGCTAGCATTACAAGATGCTGCTACAAAAAATTATGTCGATACTGTAACACAAAGTAGACCGTTAGTCTTTAGTATGGATATTTCAGATGCGATCTCTAATGCAGGCATTGCTGGATGGTTGACTCAGGTAGCACCTCCAGGCGAATATAGGAACGGAACAGTTGCAAGAATATTATGTACATCGTTGTCAAATTCATCAACAACAATTAATATGAACAGCTATGTAACGGCACATCCTACAGAATTTATAACTCCAGACGCCCCAGGTTCATTAGTTCCTGGTGGAACAGCGTTTGGTGTTGATAACGTTAGTTTTACTCCAGTGACAGTATCTCCACAAGTAGTCTCTGTATATAGAGTAGTTAAAGTTTACCAGGTGATCACAGGCGCCTGGACATTTGTGGCATAATAAAGGGGCGAATAAGAATGTCATACGTACTTAATAGATATAACGGTAGTCAATTATTGGTGTTAGATGATGGCACCCTCGATAATTCAACTAGTATCAATCTAATCGGTCGTAACTATACAGGTTACGGCAGTATTCAAAACGAAAATTTTTTATATCTATTAGAAAACTTTGCTAATACAGCAGCACCGTTACGACCATTGTCTGGTCAATTGTGGTACAACAGCACAACCAAAACATTAAAATTATACGATGGTGCAGAATGGAAATCTGCTTCGTCAGCAAATGTTGGTGTAGCTCCGCCTACAGCAGGCGAAGGCGATTTTTGGTTTAATACAACCATTAACCAGCTTAATGTCTATAGTGGCAGCACATGGAAAGTTATCGGTCCAGAGGCAGTTGCCGGATACGGTGATACAAAAATTGTAGGCATCGAATTAACAGATATCAATGTACTCAAACATCCAGCGTTATTAGTTAAAGTAAATGGAATAGTTGAAGCGGTATTTTCAGAAACACGATACGAGATTGCGAATTCAAATGCGATTGTGGGATTCAGCACATTAGAAAGAGGAATTAATGTTCCGTTAGATTCTTTCTTTGGCGGCAATTTAAGAGGAAATGCTGATACGGCAACAGCTCTTAAAAATTCTCCAAAGATTAACGGTTTTATTTTTACTGGGACAAATGATGTTACTATTAAATCCCCAACCATTGGTGCACTGAATAAGGGTGCATATATCATAGGTAGTAACTTTGACGGATCTATTGAAAGAACATGGTCTATTGATGCTGGCCCAGAATCACGTGCAGGCAAAATTGTAGCCAGAGATTCTGCAGGAGGCTTTGCCGCAGTAGGAATTACAGCAACGACAATTACTGCTGATACATTTAACGGAAAAATTATTTCACCAACAGGCATTACAAGTGAATTTGATCTTATAAAAGCCAATACAATCATAGGCGGATTCCTAGCAGGTAATGCTGACACAGCTAACACATTAAAAACAGCCAGAACAATCAACGGAGTTTCATTTAATGGTAGCACAGATATAACTATTACGGCTGCTGCTGAAACATTAACAGGCACAAGAATTAAATCAACAGTTGTTGAATCCGCACTAGAAAGTGTTGGGAGATTAAATTCGCTCGAAGTTAAAGATTCAGGAATTTCAATTGGCAACACAAACAATTTAAATTTATTTATTGATAGCAATAAGTCTAAAATAGTAAGTAATAAAAATCTACAAATAACAATATTAGATACTGCCGGAATCGGTGGCCAGTCTACATTAGAATTCCAACCAGGTAGTGCACCTTTATCGGGAGATGCTCCAACTCCAACATTATTACCTTCCGGGACATGGAACATTGGTGCAAGTTCTCGCAGATTTAATCAAATATACACAGTAATATCTAATGCAACAACATTAAAAGTAGATAGCATTGTACCAAGTACTCCGGCAGCTACATCAGTAACAGTAGCAACAGACCTTATAGTATCGGGCAACTTCACAGTTAACGGTACAACAACTACAATTAATTCAACACAAACAGCTATACATGATTTAGTAGTTACTCTAGCTAAAGGTGCAGCGAATCCAACAGCAGCAAATGGTGCAGGTATTGAAATTGATGGTGCTGGAGCAACTCTTACATATACAGTAGCTGGCAATAAATGGAATGTTAACAAAGACCTCGATGCAGGTACTAATAATTTTATTACTTCCGGTGCGTTTCAAGGTACTGCAACATCAGCTCGATATGCTGACTTAGCAGAAAACTATGTATCAGATGCACAGTACGAACCGGGTGAAGTTTTAGAGTTCGGTGGCGAGTTTGAAGTTACTATTGCTAGCGATTCTACCGCAAAAGTAGCTGGGGTTGTATCTACTAATCCAGCACATTTAATGAATTCTGACTGCGAAGGGCAGTATGTAGTTGCAGTAGCATTACAAGGTCGTGTTCCTGTTAAGGTACGTGGTGAAATTCGAAAGGGCGATATGTTAATTGCTGCTGGAAGTGGATTTGCAAGACGAACCACTACTCCACAATTAGGCACAATTATCGGTAAAGCACTAGAAGATTTCGATGGAATCGAGGGTGTTATAGAAGTTGTAGTGGGCAGGATCTAAAAAAGGTTCAGATAAATAACAATAGATAATGGAGCAAAGTAATGGCGTATCAAGTTAATCGATATAATGGGGCATTTTTAGTATCTGTAGAAGACGGAACTATTGACACCACAACGGATCTGCGTTTTGTAGGTAAAAACTATGCAGGTTACGGCGAAATTCAGAACGAAAATTTCCTACATTTACTGGAAAGTTTCGCAGGAGTCTCAGCTCCACCGAAATCAGTCGCTGGACAAATTTGGTACGACAGCGTTACTAAAAAATTAAAATTCTATGATGGCTCACAATATAAGGTAGCCAGCGGAGCAGTTGTTAGTACAACAGCACCGGCTGGGTTAGTAGCTGGTGATTTATGGTTTAACGAAACATCTAAACAGCTTTATACTTGGTCTGGAACAAATTTTGTATTAATTGGACCAGCAGCAGCACCTGAAGCTGGTGCAAGTGGTGCAATTAGTAGAACAATTCAGGATTCTTTAGGTACTCCTGTTCCGATTGTAGAGCTACAAGCAGGGGGAGTCACATTAGCAATCATAAGCAAAGTTGATTTCATCATCGGTAATATTAATCCTATAGTTGGATTTAGCCGTGTTAAAAAAGGTATCACATTAATTAACACAGATGCAACAACGGGAATAACAACTCCAGCAGCACAACAATATTTTTGGGGTACAGCATCAAACGCATTGAAACTCGGAGGACTTGAATCATCTGTATTTTTACAAAAAGGCGATTTAAATTTTGATGAGCAAGCCTGGTTTAGAAACGATAATGGTTTTTATTTAGGTGCTGGCAAAGAATTACTAGTTCATAAACAAAGCCAAGATCCGTTTTACAATGCCGCCGGCGGAGATCCGTTACGCGATGAGGATCAAATAGTGATTGAACAGCGTCAGCCCAACTCACCTATAACACTTAGATTTAAAGTAAATGATAATGATAGTTTAAATCTTTATAAAATACGATCAACAGGAATCTTTCCGGCTATTTCCGGTAATTTAAATTTAGGCGGAACAGTTGGTAGTACTTCATATGTATGGAAGGAAGTTCATGCATCTAATTTCTACGGAATATTAAACGGAAATATTGTTGAATCGTCTAATCCATCAGCGGCTCTAATACTAAACAATGCATCAAGAGTATTAACAGCCAATATAAATGCAAATAACGGTACTCAAGCGTTTGATGCTACAAATAAAATATTTTTTGGACAGTTAGGAACTCCCGCATCAAAGACAATCGTCTATGGTGATGTACAAGGTGACATCTCGGGCGAAGCAGGAACCGCTAAGAAATTAGGAGCTTATAGTCCTAATGTCGCTGCGGTTGCATCAACCGTGGTAATTAGAGATACTACTGGCAATATTAATGCAGTGTCATTTATCGGTACAGCAACACAAGCAGACACTCTAAATGTTAGCGGTACTTATAGAACCGCATCG